CACCCCATCGGAAAGGCGAAAGTGAAGATGGCACAATACTTTCCACTTTCGAGAGGGGAACTGCGCTCTATTATTGGGTATCAACACTCGGGTGAACACGGCCAGTATGTTATTTTAGTAGTGTCCTTACAGTTTTCACGCTTTCCGCGCCCAGAGGGCACCTGCTTGTTTTCCTTCTTTTAACGGCACTGAAGATTAATCCACATGCCTCTTGCTTTCTCGGGGTCAGTCTGGCCGGAATCCCATATGTGCGGTGGTAGTCCATTTGTGCCACTGCCAGGCAGATTCAGCCCGGGTGCAGTCATAACGTAATTGCCCGCATGACGGGACCAAGGATAGGCTGGATTCTTCCAGTCGCCTTCCTGTTCTACCGTATACACTCGCCCGATAATCTGGTCTGCGTCATCATACCCAGGCGTGAACTTGATTGGATTGCCAAATCTATCGGACATCACATAATCGCCTTCACGCAAACGTGTCTCCGGACGAGAGAACCCCGTCTCTACCACACTGATGCGGGTATAAGCGGTTATTGATTGAGCCGTAGCCGCTGTTATCAGATTAGTATTGCGGTCAACAGAAGTATAATTGAAATTAGTGCCACCCGGCACTATAAGCTGTCCAGCGTCTGCAAACAGAGATGTGTCGTCCACGTATATTTGGTCACTGTTAATGTCTGCTGTAACATAACTACTACCTTTTGCTACGTAATATACCCATACATCCTTGTCAGCAGGAATGTCCGCTACGAATTGAATCTGGTCCGCTCCGTTGCTACCACCATTGGGAACGATGTTAAAGGCAGTATATTCCTCAAAGTTGGCGGCGTTGAAGGGCATGGGCCCGGTGTTCTGGTCCATGACGTATACTTTAACTTCATAAATGGTGTCCTGTAGAGGGATGCCGTTCAATACGCCCGCGAATGCCAGGTCTTCATTGTGGGTAGCCGTCCAGCCTGTAGAAGTATTGAACTTCTGCCCTTCCTCCCATCTAATCCCATTGCGCTCCAATCCCACATGGATGAGATATGCCACGTCAGAGCCACCATCGTTGATAGCAGGAATGAATGGATAGTGCGCCCAACCAAGCATAGCGACGGCTACTCCTTCTCCCTGTGGGTCAAAATTGATGTACGCCCCCGATGTGTCCTGATATGCCTCGTGTATCAAAACACCGAACGGCTTATTCGGCGCAATGGCAACGTCATTGCCAACATCATTGATGGTAACCGGGTCACTTTCAGTTCCCTGCTTGAGCACGAGGTGGTCTACATCGAATTGTGAGTATACGCCGATGACCGATTCAACTCCACCATTACAAGGAACGAGATAGTTGTTCTCGTCTACCGAAACTATCGTACCAGCTTTCATGACGATGGGAATCATCGGGTTGGTATCTTTCTGCACGAATTCAAGAATTGGCAGATACGGCGCTGGACGCAGACCAGCGTTAGGGACCTTTGAGCTATCGTATACCGCGCCTGTCTCCACTCCCTCGAAATGATACTTCTTGCTCGTCCTTGGGAACACGCGTCTGAAACCTTGTCCCCTTAGCGGCGAAGTGCTCTGCAACATTATGATTCACTCCTCTCTTGTATCCCCCCCAGTTGAAAGGCGAAAGTATCTACAAATGAAAGTCTTCTTCTACTTTCCACTTTCCACTTTTTGATGGGGGACTGCGCATTTGTTGCGGGGTATCACAATCTTTCATCGCAGAGTAAAGAGTAAGTTACTTATTACTCATCACTCTTATCTTTTTTACGCTTGAGTTCAAGCCTCTTTTGGACGTCCGTCAAATTCGTCTTGTCGTCATCGGCTTGCTCATCATCGGCTTGAATGCCAGGATTATCAACCTTCTTCAATTCCTTTTTTTCTCCCTCTGGTTCCTCTTCTTCTACTCCTATATCGGCGATGGCGTCTTCCAAAGAATCGATACTTCTTTCTAATAGAGACTTTTTGATGCCTTCCATCTGTTCCTCAGTCTTGCCGGCATACCTATCTGAACGGAGTTCGACGAGTTTATCGACAAGGCTATCTTTGAGTTTGCTTTCCAGCATATCTACATGTTCACTCAGCTTTTCATATTCCTCTTTGATTTTGTCGAACGCTTCCTTGAGTACTCTCTTATCTTTCTCAGCGGCGAGTAGCTTCTCTTTCAATTCAGTTGTCGAGTCCTCCACCAATTCTTTGATGCGAGGAATTTCCAGCATCTCTTCATAAGTCATATCAGAGAAGTCGTCTTCCTCGATATCCTCTCTAAGCAGTCCAAGGTCAACAAGTGTTATCTTGCCCGCTTCTTCTATGAGTCTTTCTGTCTCAGCGTCTGAAAACTTCATGCCTAACTTCCTCCCTTTTCTCTTTAAGCATGCAATTGTCCTTGCCTTTTGTGCTTTCGTCATCCATTTGGCTTTGCCTATCAATCGTAATCCTGCTGTCACATGAGGCTTATCGTGAGCCGGGAACGTCGGCTTACCCGTCTTTGGATGCTTAGGTCCGCAGAATGCGCTCTTTGGCAAGGCCGTCCGTTGCTTTGCTGTTAATTTGGCATCATTGTCTTGCATTTGCGATTGGTTGCTATCGGATGTCTTACTATCGGGCACATACACAGGTACTTTGTCCTGTTTTGGCTCCGGATTTATATGTTCATGCCTTCCCTCAAAGTTAGTGCCATCATGTATATGGGCGCCTGATTGACCACGCATCCCGGAATGTTTATGTATTCCAATCAGATTCTTAGCGTCATGCACATGGTCACCATCAATCTTTTTAGGACCATTATGGTCTTCATCGTAATGCCCATGCTTTCCAGTTGGATTCACGAGGTCATGAGTGTGATAACCGCTATAGGAGACGTTATCGATACTCCTGACAACTGTGACTATCTGTGGAATATTGTCACAGAACTCCATGAATACGTCACGTTCACCTTCAGTGACCTGTTCAAAGATGTTCTTCTGCTCGGCGTCAGTCATGTTAATCAAGGATTCCTGAGTCTTATTGAACGCGAACAGTTCGGCGCCCATGATTTCGCTATCCTTGAATTGCGTCTCCACTATTCTCGCCAACTCGTCGGCGGGATGATTGACGACAGCGCTGTGCTTATACTGCATCTCATCGGGGATGAGGAAATATCGCACATCATCGACGACGCTGCCTGGAGTGTGGTCACATGGGTCAGGCTCATCCGACGATTCATCGAACCATACGTGCCCACATCTGCATGTGAACTTGTTGGTGTCGAACGATACGGATATGCCCATATAGCGTCCATCGAGCGCCTTCTTGACGGCTTCTTCATCGGAGATGGTATTTGTCAACTGTATCTTGCCCAGTCCCTGTGGGGATAAAGTGGATATCTCCTCGAAGGAGGCGTCTTCCCATGATGTATACTTCTTCAAAAGCTCATCGGAGGCTATATCGACATACTTGGCACTCAGTGTGATACCGATAGCATCGACATCGTCCTTATGATGGACGAGGAACGGCTTGCCATAAGGTTTGACAAATGTAGTAGCGCCAGCCTGCACCTTGTCGGGACGATAGAACCGATGATTCTTGTTCACAATGCCAGCGCGTGTGGCATCAATGGTAGCAATGAGCACTTGGCCGTCAATTCCATCGGAGAATAGCCCAAAATTGCGTTCAGCTATCTGTGGTATACGATAAATCGTGATGTCTTCTAACGTTATCACGCTGTTCACCCCTTTCTGTCGGATGAAGCCTCTCCCCACACTAAAAAAGTGGGGGGCTAATCGTTTGTAGCAAGTCTATTGATTAACAGGCGGTGTGGCAGCCTTCTTCTTGCCATACTGATTAGCTGGCTGGTCCCTATTGGTCTCTGGAGAGCCGCCTAATTCCTCTGGTGTAGCCTTCAACTTAGCCAACGGCAACTGTATGCGTTCAAAGTAAGTGTCATATCGCTCTTCATCTGAGATTAGGTCCTCTTCTATTCTCAGCCGCATCTCCGATTCTGTCAGTGCATTCTTGGTGTACATATCAGCGGCGTGGTTTTCACGCTTAATCTGGTCATCAATGTCAATCTCCTTGAACTTCAGTTCCACCATATCGCTTGATTCATCTACCGGGTCAAATCCACCTTCAAGGAGCAGTTCATTGATAATCTCCGTCTTGAATAGAATGGCTACCTGCTGTTGGAAGTCTTTGCACAAATCAATGCGCATCTGAGTGATTGCGGTCGCTGTTCCCCTGTTAGCCGTATCACCTTCGCCGTAGTCTACAGCGCTCATAGCCAACCCCGACTGCACACGCGTCTTCGCATGCTCCAGATATCCCTCCGCACTCAGAGCCTTCCCCTGAGCGCCCTTTACCTCCACATTCACCCGCCCATCAGATACCAACCACTCATCTGGCTCCATAGCGTTTATCTTTTGCTCCCATTCATCTATTTCGCCAGGACGCGCTGCTTGCCCTTCTGTGCCGACTTGCAAATGCTTGAGCGCATGCAATGATTCGTACAAGAGAAGTTCGACATTCTGCTCTATTCGGCGGAGCATTAAGATGTCATCCAGTACGGGTATCCATAACGATTTGCCGAACAATTGCCCGGGCTCTCTATTGTAGTAAAGGTGAACAACGTTAATCGGTCTGTATGTCTTAACATCCCTGTTCTTGCCATTTTTGTAACCGGGCCTGTATTGATTGACAATCTCATCTATGTTGATATTGAGTTCGGTCTCCGTCTTAGCCTTAGAGCGTTTTTTCCTATCTTGCTTCCATTCAAGTACGGCGCCGCCCTTATCTGGGGCCCTTCTGGCAGTGAACATGCGTCCCGGCTGAGGGAAGTAGCCTGCTACCGGCTCTTCCAATTTCCCGTCTATCTCCACTAACTTACCCGTGCTACTTTCAGCGTCACGCACCTTCAGGACAACGGCATTGCTATACAGGATGATGTCACGCAACATATCGCGTATCAACAGCATCGTCGGCACTTTTGTAACTCGGGCAATCTCACGCAACCTATGTCGGACATACCTCACAGCAGTCTTGTCCTTGCCTGTTATCGTCCAGCCTTCCTTTGTGCATAACGTCAGATGCTTGTTAACAGCCAGCATGAAGTAGCTATCTGTGAGCCATGCGTTATAGATAGTGTCCATATCGTAATCTGGACCCTTAAACTCATCACGGCTCTTAACATCTGCTAACCCGTACCCCTTGATAGCTTTCAACTTGCGGGCTGCATCTGTTGCTCCTGTGTGTATGTCTACGCCGAATAGATTAATCATTCTTTTTCCGCTGGTTGAGACGTTATTTCCCTCTCGACGAAAAGGCTTTGCCTATGCTACTGCTCGCTTCGCTCGGTGGTTTACTTAAAACCGTAAACCACAAAAGATGATGCTTTCGCTCGCAGGATGGTTTCTATCTCTTCAACTTCCATGCCTTTGGTCATTTCGCCATATTGAACCGCATGTTCAATCATCTCAAGAACTGCGAGCATCTTGCGCGCCCTATCAATGTTATAATTGACTTGCATCTTGGCGGTAATGCTCGTATTGCGGACGCTCACCATTCTGTAAAGGTCCATCAGCAAGTTATTGATTTTACCCCGGAAGTGCTCTATCGCTGGCATTACAAGATGAGAAATCATCTCATCGAATGGTCCACATCTGAGCGTCCAATCCTTAACGCGTTGGTCTTGGTTGACAAAGTCCTCTAAGGGAGATAGCACTTTGTCTACAGCCTTGTGTACCAATCCCACCGCCTGCTTGACACAGTACATGGCGAAGTTGTTGACCAGATTACTATACATCTTTGTGATATCTGACAAGTCAACGGTTAATCCATTGATGTATATCTTCAAGAATGCCTTTAGGTATCCTAAGAATTTAAGTACCTTCCCATCCTTATCGTTGACAAAGAAGTATACGAGACAACTGATGGCATCATCGAATACTTTACCGCCGAGCAGGTTGTTCAGATGCACTATAGCTTCCTGTGTGCCTTTGAGATGTTCGCCAAAGATATATCGCAATTCCGCTGCCGGATACCCATCCATGTTCACATTTTCAATCACGCTCGATATACCGAATCCGCCTTTGACAAAGTTGTATGTGTCAACAACATCCTGCTTAAGCTCTTTGAAATCAGCGTAGGTCTCCATAGCGAATTGTTGTCTCAGTGATGCCTGCCCTACGCTATCTGGAGAACCTACAGAGTGCTCCACCGCGGTGATAATCTCCAACGCTGAACGTTGTTGCTTTTGAGTTATTGGTTGACGTTTCTCCTTCATAGCAGTCCAAAAGTTGACAGAATGTCTATCAATGGATTATGTTTGACGAACTCTTTATACTGTTCGCATGTCTTACCAGTTAACAGCCTGACGAGGATGCTATGTATCTTTTTGGCTATCTTGTTCTTCAGCCATTTGCCCACCACGGGCACACGCCTGATGTAAGCGCATATTGTATTGAATATGATAAGGAACACGGCAGCCTCAAAGGTGAACACGAAAGCAATCCATAATGGATGAATATTACGGCATTCAGCGTATTCCTCTGGCGTCATGCCCGCCTGTTCCGCCCGATAATTTATGAGCAATCCATCCATCGCGGCATCGCCGAATTCTACTCTTGGAGTCATGCCTTCTGCTATCTCCAACGCCTTCTTATAATGCTCGAACCTGAGCACATCCGTCGTTGGTCAAGTATCACGCTCAATTATAATCCGCTCCTCATCGGGGAGAGCAAGGTCCGCTTCAAGCTCTTCTACGGCAGCAGCTAATTCCTCGCCTAAGTCATCATCAGGGACGACGATTGCTTCCTCAGATGTCGTACACGGATAGATGAGACGGTGTATGACTTGCAGCGCTTCCCACAGCTCTCTTTGCTTTACCCTATTGACCGGCATGGCAAAATCAGATGCGTCAGCCTCAAGTATCTGTCCTATCTCATTGAGTTGAACGAGGGCTTGCTCGTATCCTGCGAGGAGAGCTATCATTGCCGGCCCTTCGACGGTAGGTATCTCCTCTTCAGGTGGTTCTTCAGGTATCCTGGACGGCGGTGGTTGCCATCGTATATGTGGTCGATAAGTAATGTCATCTCTCATCGTTTTACCCATCTGAATTGGCGCTTTCTAACTGGAGAGATATTAATGGCCGCGCCAAATCTGGTCACACGATATGCCCTTGATGTCGCGTGAGGCTTAACAAGCCAATATAGAACTCTTGCGAACATCCTCGCCAGCTCGTACAGCATATTAAGCATCTCCTGAACTTTCGTGGCCTTTCCAATTGATGTCGAAAGCAGATTTGCCACGTATCTCATGGTGCCTTGTCTTATACTTCTCAATCAGCAATCTGTTATCCTCGTCAATTATGTTATTCGCGTCTGGCACTTGTCCGATAGCTGTGTTAACCTCGTGTTCTATCAGACAGGGCTGGATAGCTTTCACCTTCCACCCTGCCGCTTCCATCCTCCAGAACATGTCGTAATCCTGCGCATGTAATCGGAATCTCTCATCAAATATGCCCACCTGTCTGAGAGCCTTCGGATTAATCAAGAAGCAACTGCCAACCCAATGGTTACACCAATGTCCATGCGGATGCCACTGCTCAAAGCCGACTATGCCTGTCTTCTCATCGCAGGTGCCATACAACGCATCCAGCCAGCCATCCTCCTTGATGATGACATCATCATTGATAAGACAGAGCCAGTCGGTTGGGCTATGCATTAATATCAGTTCGTTCCACGTCTTCGTCACACCCTGGTTCTCTTCATGCCAGATAAGGGGGTATTCATCAAGTAAGCTGTAGTCATGTCCAGGGCTATCTACGATGATGTGTAAATCGTAATTCATCGTATGCTGTTCAATCGATTTTACCAAGCGCAAACATTCCTCTGGGCACTTGTACGTTGGTATTCCGATATGAATGAATGGGTGCCCCGATTCAGTCGGCTCAGTCGAAGAGGCTGTCTCGGGATGTACTATATTGACCTTCCCGCCTGTGCCCTGGCAGACAGGTGACTTCGAAGCTACAGCCACAATCTCGTACAAATCTCTGACTTCGTTATAGCGCACCTCTGTAGATACAGAGGTAAACCCGTAATGCTTGAGCACATCCCTCAATGTATCTTCGGAGAAATGACATTTATGAATGCCACCCTCTGATTCTTGCGTGCCAAATAGAGTACATAACCAATGCTGAATCCTTTTGTGCGTGTCGGCTTTCTGGTATTCAATTACGTTTTTATCAAAGTCGGGGGTGATTATCACCAGCCTGCCATCGTATTTTAGCCATTGTGCGCATTTCCCTATCAGCTCGAACGCTTCTCTGCGCAGTAGATGCTCTATGCCATGCTCAATGTATACCTCGGATAATGATTCAGGTCCGAATCGTAAGTCCCTCATATCAGCGATGATATCAGCGTTCGATTCTGAATCTATGTCGATGTTAATGTATTCTTCCTTCTTGTGTGGTCCACATGCCAAATTGACCTTCATATCTAATCTCCCCCTTCTGATGAAGCAAGTAAGCCATATATCCTATCCAGCGCCATATTAACAGTGATTGACTTCATACAGAGGCAATCCCATTCCATTGCGCATTCGCGCATCCACTCCCCGGTGTACCAGAAGCATGGCTTGCATATGTTGGTCCAGATATTTGTATTATTCTTGAAACCATACATTCTTGGGTGCGTAGGTCCAAATAGCGCAACAGAAGGCTTATCGGTGACAAGGCGACGCAATCGAACGATGCCATTCTCCACGCCGAGGTGTAATCTGCTCGCCTTCAGATATTGCATCACAGTTGTCAGCGATTTATTCCAGACGTACTTCGTACATCCCTTGAATTTCCTCTCCCATCTCCTGCCGATGTGGATGACTTTGTACCCGTTACTAATCAGGTTCTCGACGACTTGTTGCCATCGAGAATGTTCCCACTGTTTTGTCTGTTTAAGTCCCCTATCCGAACCCATAGCGCCTGTATTGATGGTGATGTAATCGCTGTATTCTGACTTCTGAGGTATTTCATATTGCGCATCGTCATAATCATTCGGGATGTATTTAGTTACGCCGATTGATTCTGCATTAAGCTGAATGACGGATTTGCCTTCATGTTGCAGCTTATGTGTATGCCAGCTATTGTAATGCTTCCATGTGCGGATGTGGGCATAAGTGACATTTACATCTACTCTGTCATCAGGCTTCCCATACTTGCTGTTGCCGATTAACTTTGCGCTACGAGTGTAATGGTCGCCTTTGAATATCAACCCTTTATGTGGACGCATATCAAAGAACAATCCAAATTTCCATGCATGCATCCTGAAGAGAGTATGCCAATCGCGCTCTGTATCGACTATCACACCATCGGCATACCTGTTAATAACCTGCTTCATTGCTGGCATGTCGATTATGGCGGTTATCGAAGCGCCTTCATGGGCTCTCTGTATCCCTCGCAGGATAACAGCTAAGTCACACATATCGCCGATACCACCCAACTTGAGAACGCCTATTCTGTAACTCACAATTCTCCCCCTAACCAAAGAAGTTAGCTAAACCACGCATACATGCGCCTTTGACATCTGGTGAAGCGACAACATCTACATCCAGGCTGAATGATGACTCTATCTCTTGTGGTTCAGTGGATGTCACCAGAAGGTATGGCTTCATTGCCGGGTCTCCTCTTGTACCATCTTCCACCTGGAATCTTGTCTGCTGATTCTTTGGCGCTTCATATCCATCTACCTCAGCACCGCATCGCATCAAAAATCGCGTACGTCCATTTGGATTAACATAATTGGTAACATTTACAACGTGATATCCCTGATTATGGAAGGTAGCCTTCGGAATAGTTGCTATCAAATCTCCAAAGTATGTAAAACATCCCTGATGAGGAGGCGTCCACGTCCATGTGCCTTCGTAGATGCAATATCTGTCGCTGCCATAATGCATTGTATCGGCGCTGCTAACCCACTGGCTATTCAAGTACAGTTGCACACTTACTATCACTAATCCACTGAGAGATGATGTATCAAATTGGAAACACCCACGTCCTATTTGATGGTTTGGCCAATTGTTAGTGGAGTAATAAGTGTCTACATGGCTGTGGTCATTCCACCATTTGTTACCTATACCCGCCCGAGCGCTTTGGTAATTACTGCTATGACAGGATGCATACCCATCATATTCAACATCTATTTGCATCGTCCCCTAAAGCGGAGGAGAATCCTAATAGCGGAGCCTGATTATCCAAAAACCGATTAGCGTTTCAACACCAGGATAACTCTCTACGCTTTCAAAACATCTTTCTTGTCGGCCTGCTTTTACGCCTCAATTGCTTGATACGTGCTATCCGTGAATCGTTACGCTTCGTGCGCTCGTATTTACGCTTTATCTCAGGACGCTGCTCTTCTACAAGAGACGGATTCATACTCGTCCTGTCGGCAGGCAGATTACGTATCTTCTCATCGGTCGCCTCGTCATCGTCCTTGTCCTTCTCCTTTGCCCTGCCTGGATACGCTGTCCTAAGCTGTACTGGCGTCGTATCCTTTGCTATATCAGTTAGCTCAATGTCGAACGCCAACAGAGCCAGCATATAGGCTATCAGAGTATGCATGCCCTCTTTAGTATATACAGGCATGCCCATTGACGTCATCCTGATGACCAGGAAATTACGCATCTGCCCAATTAGCAGTTCCGGAGAGATGTCCAGGGATGCAGGCAACCGCAGAAGCCCTTCCTCCAGATACGTGGCAGAGCGCTTGACCATGAACGGCTTCATATGCTTCTCTTCAGTCAAGCCGGTCAATGGGTCCTTTACGGGCTGTTTTGTCGCGAAGTCTACCGCTCTGACGATATCACACAATTTGGCGTCCGCGATTAGGTCGGCGGTCAATGTCTTGCTGTTACCAGCAGCTATCATCTTCGCTGCCTTTAATCCGAACGCGTGCAATGTCTCAATCGCCATCTCACCGTAGCCCGCATCCAGATATATTGACGAAGGACGCCAGTAGCGATTGAGCTCGATTATCTTCTCTACGGCTGTCGTATGTGTCCGCTTCTGGACAGATATCTCCTGCCAATCGACGAGCCATATCTCACCCCTCGGGTTCCTGCCGACCACTATTATCTGGTCACCATGCTTGGGCTTGTTCCAGTCAACGCCAATCGTATATATCCACCCGGGCTGCGGCGCCATATCAGCCAGGTCATATTCACGCAACGATTCATTGATGAATACATGCTTGAATACGCCTTCCTCTTCTTCGCCCCATTCGGCAAGGAACTCGTGGATGAATTGGCTATCAGAGAGGACATCCTTTTGTTCCAGTTCAATCTCTGGCGAGTAATTTGGATGCTCTCTTCCAGTATGATGCGATTCTCTATAACGCGTCGAGTGAGCTAACTGATAGAACTTATCCCGTCTGCCTGTGGGAGTGCTTGACCCCCAGAATTCCCTATCCTCATCTTCCGTCAGCATCGGATACAATGCAGCGTAGGCATCGTCCTTCATCATATCCATCTCGTCACAGATGATGAAGTGCGCTTCCTGACCACGCGCTACATCGCCCTTGTCGCCTGTAGTGAATCCGACTATCTTGCTACCATTGGTGAAGTTAATCTCATGGTTGGGCGTCTTAACATAACGAGCGAGAGTCTCTGATACGGCTTCTGACCTGTTCGCCAGCTTAATTACCTTGTCGAATACGGTTTCTACTTGCTTCAGGAAGGGCGCCGCTACCAATACTGCGATGTCGCCTGTCGTGTGCGCCTTATGCAAAGCCCGTAGAGCCAACAGGTCACTCTTGCCAAGACGCCTCGCCCAACGCAGCAACCTGCGTTTATGCGTGCAAAGGAGTTCAATGCGCTGATATGTCCTTGGCGTCCAGTCCAGTTCCTCTTCCGCCCACATCAACGGGAAGGTGGCTAATTCTAATGCGTGATAATCGTTCTCAGTTAGAGAAAGCAAGAACGATTCCTCGTAGACCTCCTCAAGACAGGTTGGTATACCTATACACCCGCTCGTAAATATCGTATTGAAGGAGTCCTTGAGATTTGGGAACTTCTCGTTAAAGCATCCTCTGCATCCTCGACATACATCGTTATCATATAAATCACGCATGAGTATTTGTTTCCAGCTTCGGTGTAAACCATGCCGGAAACGGAGTAGTAATAATCCGCCTCTGGTTCTCGCCGCAGAGGTTGCGGCGAGAACAAATCACGCTAAAGTGAAGTGTTACCACGCTTTATCACGCTTTATCATGACCCACTTTTCGTTTCCCGTCGGGTGTCCAGACGGGAAACGTTAAAGCCTTAGATAACAAATTTGAGCACTGTGTACACTATAGTAGCGATAATCCCCACTGATGAGACAGCCCACTTGATGATATTAATGTCGCGCTTAATAGATTGGACATCTTTGCTCACAGGATTAACACCCTGGTCAACATACTCTTTGATTTCGGCTCGAAAGCCATTTGAAAAATGCTCCTCAATAGCCTTCAATGTATCTACTATATTGGTCTGTGTTTGCTCCGAAGAAAGTGCTATTCTACAGACCTCTTGCACAAGTTCCTGTGAATGAGACGCCAATCGTATATCCTCATCTAACTTCACGTTCAAGACGGTAATTGCTTCCGTCAAATCTCTTTGGGATTCCACAACAGCTTTATTTGACTGTTGATATATCTCTAATATCGCTCGTAATTCATCCATCGTTGTATCCACTTCCAATCATAAGTCCATTTGTTCGATAACGTATTGATACTCAATTATCACTGCTGTATCCTCAGAGCGGTTGGACTGCATCTCTAATCTCAAGTCTGACGCTACCGCCACAGTGCCGCTGATTACCCATACAAC